GACTTCACCATGCCCACCCGCAAAGAGATGCGGGTGCAGTGGGCCAACGCGAAACCCGGGCAATTCGAGGATGCCTACTATTGGTCCTGCGAGCAGTACGCCGACGGCTCCGACTCCGCCTGGTGCCAGACCTTCGACCGCGGCACCCAGGGCGGCTGGCACAAGGACACCAGCTTCCGGGGTTGCGCGGTCCGCAGAGTCCCCATTTGACAATTCGCTGATTCGATAATTTCCATGGGGCTGCACAGCGACACCGAGCTCTACCGCACGGTCATTGATTTTCAAAAATTCGTTGCTCGCGCGGTAGTCAACTTGCGCCGCGATGTGAAAAAGATCTATGGCGAGCGGCTGGTGGATGAATCGTTATGGATGGCGGTGATCGTGCGCAAAGCGAACATCGCCAGGGACCATGCCAAGCTCCCCTACTTCGAGGAGCTGCTCGATCAGCTGGAGATTACGCAGGTGATCCTGCGCGTCCTGCGGGACATCGACCGCCTTCCTAACGCTAGATTCGCGGAATCGCTGCCGCTCACCGCCTCGATCGGCAAACAGACCATCGCTTTAAGGAACCATTTTGCACCCGCACCGTCGCCTGCTGCGTGACCGCCACGGCGGCCGCGCCCGTGCGAATTTCAATCTGGTCGCGCCGCTGAGCTTCGCACCCGCGGAGCTCACCGACATGCGCACCGCGGATACCTCCGGCCAGCTGGATCTCTTCAGCGGCCGGGATGCGTCCGGCGCAGTCTCCCCGCTGATCGGCTCCGGCCTTCGGCAGGGCGACGTAGATAGCGCGAATGACCGCAGCAGTACGCCAACGACTCCGACTACGCCTGGTACCAGAACTTCAACAACGGCAACCAGAACAACTGGCACAAGGACAACAGCTACCGGGGTTGCGCGGTCCGCAGATCGAAACGATGCGGTTTTTTCTTACGCGCGCGTGCTCGAGGCCTGGCTCGCCTGCAGGCGGAACAAGCGCAACACCGCGAGCGCTCTCGCTTTCGAGGCCCGTCTCGAGCAGAATCTCGCCGAACTCCGCAATGCCTTCGCGGAGGGCACCTATGCGCCGGGGCGCTCGGTGTGCTTCGTCATCACCCGGCCCAAGCCGCGCGAAGTATGGGCTGCCCCTTTCCGCGATCGCGTGGGCCACCATCTGCTCTACCTCGCCGTCGCCGAGCGCTTCGAGCGCGCCTTCATCGTCGACAGCTGCGCCTGCATCCCCGGCCGGGGAACGCTCTACGCGGCGCGCCGCCTCGAGGCGAAGGTCCGCTCGATCACGCGGAACTGGAAGCATCCCGCGTACTACCTAAAATGCGACCTCGCGAACTTCTTCGTCAGCATCGACAAGCACCGGCTCCGCGATCTGCTCGCTGCGCGCATCCGCGAGCCGGAGCTGATGGACCTGGCCGAGCGCATCCTCTTCCACGATCCGCGCACCGACGTCGACCTGCAGAGCCCGCCCGAACGCCTGGCCCTCGTGCCGCCGCACAAGAGCCTGCTCAACCAACCGGCCGATCGCGGCCTGCCGATCGGCAACCTGAGCAGCCAGTTCTTCGCCAACGTACTGCTCGATCCGCTGGACCAGCACGTCAAGCATCGCATGCGCGTGCGGCACTACGTCCGCTACGTCGACGACTTCATACTGCTCCACGAATCGGCGCAACAGCTCGACGCCTGGCGCGAGGAGATCGAGGCCTTCCTGCCAGAGCGCCTCGGCGTACGGCTCAACCCCGCCAAGACGATCCTGCAGCCCATCGAGCGCGGGATCGACTTCGTCGGCCACCTGATCAAGCCCTGGCGCCGCACGATCCGCCCGCGCACCGTCCGTGCCGCCCTCGAGCGCATGGCCACCATGCCGGCCGAGGATCTGTATGTGGCCGCGAACAGCTATTTCGGCCTCTTCCGCCAGGCCTCGCACAGTCACCACGATCGGACGCTGCTGGCGAACCTAATCCGCCGGCGCGGCCATTCCGTGGATCACCGGCTGACGAAAGCGTACGCGTGACGACTCAACTCCAACGTTATGAACAATTCGTGCTCGCGGCCTGGTTAGGTGCTGACGAATTACTGGCGCGCAATCTGCGCGACCTCTATATCTGTTCCACGGGCCTGCCCGGCGAAACCGGGGAGGTCTGCGAAAAGCTGAAGAAATACGTGCGCGACGGCGTGCTGGACAAGGATGCGCTCTGCCGCGAACTCGGCGATGTTCTGTATTACCTGACCGCGATCGCTCTGGCCTTCGGCATCACGCTGGAAGAAGTGGTGCAGGGAAATATGGACAAGCTGACCGATCGCGCCAAGCGCGGAGTGATGCGTGGATCCGGTGACAGTCGATGAATCTCGCGATCTGCATCGGCTGCGGCTGCGACGATAACCACGCCTGCGCGGAGGGTTGCTGGTGGCTGCGCGTCGACCACGCCGCAGGCAAGGGCATCTGCAGTGAATGCGAAGACCATGTTGAGGCTTGGGATCGCGGCGACCGCACCCCACATGCCGAATCGATAACCGAAAGCGAGGCAATCGCGGAGGGCCGGCTCTGGATCCAGCATCCCGAGCAATCGAAAACCGCCCTCCATTGCAAGGGCAATCACGACCGGCCCTTCGAAGATATACAAGACACCGATACGTGCCGCTGGTGTGGAATGAGCTTTCTGCGGCACATATTCACGGAGTTTCCATGAACCTCCGGACCCGCCTCATCCGCGCCGTCTCCGGCGACTGCGGGCCGACCAACAAGAACGTGCTCCGCGGAATCGCAAAAGCCCACGGCCAGCTCCCGCGCTTCGCCAAGATCTTGCGCGCACTGCTCGATGCCGGCGACATCGTCATGTACGGTACGCGCAAGGCCGCGGTATACGGCCCACCTGGCTGGCGTCGAAAGAGGCGATCGGCATGAAAGCCATCTCCCTCTGGCAGCCCTGGGCGTCGCTTTGGGCGATCGACCGCAAGCTCCGCGCTGGCGACACCAGCATCCTCGCCGGTCGCGTCCATATGTCGTTTTGTGGAAGGAAGATTGCAGGCCGCCTGCTCGATGGCCGCGAGTGGAGCGAGTATCCGCGATGATTCACCGCATCACCCTTCTCCCATCCACCGGCGCCCCCGCGATCACAGAACGCGTGCTAAAGTCCGCGGAGCATCTCCTGAAACCACTCTTCGATGAGCAACAACACCGCCGCCCTGTACTTACGGTCGTCGAAGGATCGCAGCGATGTCTCGATCGACGCTCAGCGTCGCGAGCTGCAGAACCTTGCGACCGCCAAGAGTCTGACGATCTCCGCTGAATTCGCGGACGTCGTCGTCTCCGGCAAGGACGATAACCGCCCCGCTTTCCAGCGCCTGCTCGCGGAACTCAAGGCGCCCGGGCGCGCCTGGTCTGCGATCTTGATGTTCGACACCTCGCGCCTCTCGCGCAACCAGCACGTCGCCCACGTCTTCCGCCACGAATGCAAAAAGCGCGGAGTCGCGGTCCACTTCTCCATGACGCCGGATCTCGGCGGCATCGCCGGCATCATCCTACCCGCCGTGCTCCACGCCATGGACGAGGTGCACAGCTTCCTCTCGCGCGAGAAAGGCCTTGCCGGCATGGCCGAGAACGTCCGCCGCGGCTTTCGCGCCGGCGGCCGCGCGCCGTCCGGATATGTACTGAAACATCTGGATACCGGCACGCTCCGCGAAGGCAAGCCAGTCACCAAGTCCAAGCTCGAGCCCGGACCCGCGGCACCCAAGATAACCGCATATCTCCGCGATCGCGCCACCGGCACGCGGCGCGCGATCGCGGCGCGCCAGGCAGGGCTCGCCCGACCCGCGGCCGGCACGCTGATCGGCATCGAACGCAACGCCCTCACCTATGCCGGCCATACCGTCTGGAACGTCAGCCACAATGACACGGGCAAGCGCCGGCCAAGAGCCGAGTGGATCATCCAACGGGACACGCATCCCGCCCTCATCACGGAAGCCGAGGCCAAAGCGATCCTTGAGCGCGTAGGCGAGCCGCGCGGGCGCTACTGCACCAAGGCTGCCTATCTGCTCACCGGCCTGCTGATCACGCCCCAGGGCGAGGCGTGGCACGGCGACGGAGGTAAATTCTACCGAGCCGGGAAAGGCCGTCGCATCGACGCGGCCAACGTCGACCGGGCCGTCATAGCAAAGGTCCTCGCGGATCTCCGCGCCACAGAGTTCATCGATGCCCTGGTACGCGACGCCAAGCGCCGGGCCGTTCATCACGAGCCGGCCGAGGTCCTCGAGGCCAAGCGCGCCGAACTGCGCAAACTGGACGAGCGGATCCGGCGCGCGAGCCAGGCGGCACTCGATGCGCCCGCGCCGAGGGCATTCTATGAAAGGTTGGGAGAATTGGAAGCGGAGCGCGCCGCGCTCGGACGCGTGCTTGAACAACTGGAGAAGCAAAACGCGGAGCGCGCTGCCTTGTCGACCGTCACCGCGCGCGACATCGAGAAAGTGCTGGACACCCTGGCCGAGAACATCGAGGCCCTCGATCGGGAGCAGCTCAAGGACTTCCTACACGAGCTCGCCGAACGCATCACGCTCGACCCGGAGGACCTAACCTGCAGGATCCACTACAGAATACCCGCGCAGGCGGGTAAATTGATGGCGTCCCCAAGGCCAGCCAACGAAATTCCCATGCTGCGCGTCTGGCGCCAGCTGAAGATCGTCTGATTGTATACAGCCTCGACTCACCCGGGCCGTCCGGCGAAACGCCACTCGCCTTCGGCGAGAGGCCGCCGGCGGCCGGGAGAGGGGCCGGCCACCTTCGGGGCCCGGCCCCCCGTTGAAAAAGAAAACCCCGCCGAGGCGGGGTTTTCAGTGGTGCTGAAACGGGGATCTGGACCCGACCGGTATCATCCTCTTTCCTGGCCCCCACGTCAAACCCCCCTCGCCTGCCCCCGTCCTACCTGCCGAAAATTAGTGCTTGACAATACACCCAATGAGTGTATGATGGAGTTGTAGGGGGTGGGCAGGTGCCGGTACGGGGGTCTGGACCCTAGTGCCGGGGGTTCGAGTCCCCCCGCCTCCACAAAAGGCGAGGCCC